ACCACTGGAATATCCTGTAACCCTAACTAAAACACACAGAATATCTCTCGCACTGATCGTAACTACACCTGTAGTAACAGCAGCAGAAGCTAGCTTGGTAGATCCTAAAAAATCCATTCCGAGAACTGCACTGAAAGGCATTATGCAGTCATCTCCGTTGCCATAATATTTCCTGAGCCAGCAGCGGTAATGACTGCTGCTCGACCAAGGTAGTTGATACCTTCCCAAGCCTGGCCAGGCGACAACTGGAAACTATACGATGTGGACGTTGGTGTGCCGGCACCCAACAATACTAATGCTGTTGCCGCACCTTCATTGAACAAAACCAACGAACGCCGATTAGCATTTGCTGCAACAATCTGCGCAGCAGTAGTCGAAGTTGCCTGACGAACAGGTGTAGCACCGGTCGCATAAGTTGCGTTGCCCACTGAAACCGTTGGCATAAATGGCATACCACCAGGAGTGATGCGCACATTCGCGGTACCTGATGCGTAGGCCGTAGCTCGAACACGAACATTCGTGGTGCCAGGCAGATCAACACAATACATTACCGAGGCGTTCGACGCTAGTACATCAGCCGCAACAACTTGCCCATCAGATTCCCGCTGAGCCTGAATCGGAAAGTACGTTGTACCAGAGTTATCGGATGCCTCAAACACAATAGCAACGCCAGCGTATGTACCAGAAATAGTAATACTAGCATTACCGTAGCTAGTTGCCGACGCCGCAACTGTTGATGTTGACGTAGTAATGGTGCCAGCCGTTGCCGATGCCTGCTGACCCGCTACCTGAACCTCTAGTCCAAACGTAGCATCAACATTAGCAACACCAGTATTAGTAACCGGGTCACCAAGCACTACAACCTGTCGATTCTCATCGGTACCGGCACCCACGGTTCGAGTATCAATCTTGGTACCCGAGCCAGCAGTAATTAGGACATCGGCATCAGCCATTAGGCAGCACACCCCCAAACAAGGAGATAGGCAGCGTCGGCAGCCAAACCGGTAGGCATAGTGACAACAGTTCCAGAGACAGTAGCAACCGCTGTGCCGGAAACAGTAGTACCCATAACAACAGCACGCTTAACATTGGTAAAATCTGTTGACACGTCAGCAGTGTCGGCCGATGTGACATTCCTCAGTGCATACAGTGCTGCCCTATCGGAATGACCCTCAAACCACACTTGCAGCACCTGATTGGAAGTCAATACGGCCATTTTAATTACCCACTAATCGTAGCCTGATCTAGCATAGCCTGAACTCCATCACGCCGAGCAGTGAGACGATTCAGCCACATGGTAGACTGGTCTACACCACTTTGATAGCCATTAATCTGGTCATTAAGATCAGAAACTACCTGCACATAATCATCATGCTGATCCTGAGTAATAACGAAATCTGCCATCATCAACTCCAAGTAAGAGTCACTGTGAAAGTCCACACGGCTGGGCTAGCTTTCGTCCCGAGCGTAACCGGTGCTTTGTGATTGAACAGCGTTGCGGTACCAGTGCCAGCAAGTGTAGTTGCTGAAGTTAACGTGCCTGTAGTAGCTAGAGCCAATCCCCATTCATTCCAGGCAACGTTTCCGTTAGATGCACCAACGGTAGCCACGCATACAATGGAATCATTAGTAACAGTAACAGTTGTTCTAGTTACCACGCCGTCTAAAATCTGCCACCAACTCTGAGTAGTAAGATTTGTATCAGCAGCAATGGCAGCAGTACTACTAGAACCCACACCGAGCACAACTTGGTTCGCTGCATCAAACGATGTACCAGCCGTACCAATGAGACAGTTAGTCAGAATGCCCAAACCTGATGTTACTGTTAGGTTTGGCGTATCATCCTTCACTGTCTCATAAGGACTAACATGCACGACTAGATCGGCACCCTTTGGTTCGAGCAAGCCAGTCTTACGCTTGACGTACTCGACCTGATCTCCATCCCACTTTTGCACAACAGCCAAGGTGGAATGATTCACCGTTTCACGTTCTTTCACTGAATCCACCATACCTTTACGCGGAACATGAATACCGCATTGACTGCTGCCTGAATCTGAGCATCACCAGCAGCAGTCAAATCCGCCGCTGCTGCTGGCACATCAACCATGTTAGGAATAAGATCACTATTCCAAATGAGACCATTCGTGAACGAATCAAGATACTCACTCGGATGGCCAAACATCACATCGATGGAAAATGATACCCGCATTTTGAATGCGGTATCAGATTCATCCTCTTGTTTCGGATTGAGTCCATTGAGGATTGCAGCAGTAACAAGAGCTACCTTGACTCGACTCTTGAATACTGGATCATCAGCTATCGCTGCGCGGTCCGCGTACGTCGCCATGTGGTTTCCTCGCAACCGCTCGCACATCTGCTGGTGAAGTACGAACATCAACTAGTACATCATCGAATCCGCAATCGTTTAAACAATCATCAAGTTCGATCGGATCAACGTTGCCGTAATACTCGCCATACACCAATCGGAACTGTCCATCGTGGCCACTATGTTCTGCTCGCCCCGGACCAGCCATCGTCAAGATCGCCCAAGCATCTGGTTTGAGTGCCGCATAGATAGTCTTGCAAATACCGCGCCATTCCTCGGCATGCTCGAATACCTCGGTGCATACAACCAAGTCATACTCGCGGTCCGGAATCCACGTTGCCGCATTCGTAACAACATCTACTCCGTCGCCGGGCAGGATGTCCACAACGGTCACACTTGCTGCGTTCGGGTAGCAATCTCTTGTATTGCCGTTGATGTTCCGACCACCGATATCCAAGACTGAAATACCAGACCGGTAATCTGCGTGCTCCGCGACCCACTGATACGCCTCGCCATGCAATTTACTTCTCCTGCCACATTGTCGAATGACTATCCGTTGTAGACTCTCGTCGTGGTGCATAAAAATAACACGCAAGAGACTTGCGGAAGTTCGCACCGACAATAGGATCGGGATGACCATGATACGACTTATCACTAGTCGCAAATATCACCGTACGATTGAACTGTGGCGAGACAGCGACTTCCCTATTCTTACCCAAATAGAGAACTCCACCATCCTCATCTCGCCAGTTCTTATTCAGAAATACCAGAAAGTTCAACCGCCGTTCGAACCTATCATCACTAGGATGAATATTGAAGTCCACATGAGATTCCAATCGAGCACCCTCGCTCGACAAGTGTTGCCCACCACCGATAATATCTGGCAGCAGTGTCTCAATCCCCGTAATCACTTCAAGATCGTGATGAATGTCCTCATTGGTAAACATGCGCTTGAACCAAGACGTAGTAGCTTCTCGCCACAACTCTATCCCACCACAACGCTTACCCCATTCCTCGGGTTGAGGATAGGTAACCCACCGAGGATCTTCGGGTGGAGCGAACTCGGCCGCAATCGTAACTAGCTCGCTGTCATCCCACAGTCCATCTAAGACTAAGTGTTCGAATGGTTCGGCATTGACAAACTGATCATGCCACGCTTGCAAATCGCCACGGAAATAAGACATCAGAAATACCGCCTAATATGTGCCCACCAGAACCAGTGATACAACCAGGAATGAGGCACTCGACCACGACAGTGGATATTCATACAAGTGGTCATATCGATCGTGCCTCCAACCTCTTGCGGAAGATTTCTCGATCATCCACAAAAGACTGTTCACCCAAGATATAAACTGGATCATGCTTACCCTTGTGGAAGATCGGATGTAGATGCTCCACTTTGGATGCCATTGCGAATGCCCAAACGCCACGCTGTTTTGCTGCTGTTACAATCTCATCATCAACAAAATTGTGGCGATACCCCTCGTGGCAGATCACATCGGGACCATCCCAACTCGCGCCAACATCCACAATGTACTGCCTACTGATCAACATATGAGTAGCATGCTCCCCGGCCATCACCCGAGGATTGCCAAGATCATTCGTGCCCACCACGGTGTACTTATCAGACGCAATATGCACTGCCTGATCTAACCATCCACTGTGGAACTTGACATCATCACCACACAGGAATACCCACGGTTCATTGGTACGTTTAAATCCAAAGTTGACTTTCTCAGCGAACGTTCCTGGACCTGGTCCCAACTTCTGATACTTCACCACAGTAGCGCCAGCCTTACGCCATGCCTCCCATGATTCATTATCATTCGAGTCGCAAATGGCGTACACCCTGGCCAGACCAGTGGTTGCCTTGAGCGAGCGCATGAATGGCTTAGCATTCTGTGGTCTATTCAGGACTGGTACGATCACTGCAACCTGATCAGTAGAATGTGGAGCTTCGTACTGACTCCAGTAATGGTGTTCGCTCACCCAAATAGGCTTGTGGTGCGTAGTCCTCACTCCTGTATGGACATACACAGGAATGTTCAACGCACCACACCTCATGCAGAACGATAGATCTTCAGAGATCATAATCTTCTGCCCACTATTTGGTTCTTCAATCTTATCGTACCAAGTGGGACCATACTCATCGTTTATACGTGTAAACACTGACCGGTGAATGAGAATACAGGCACTACCGGTTCCGGATACCTTGACTAGATCACTAATTGGGTACCGTAGTGCTGAGATGAATCCGGTTTGACCACTCGGCAACTTACCCCAGTGAAACACGGTTGGGGCAATCTTCATATCATAGCCACCGTAACCATCGTTGGTGGTATTCAGGTAAGCAAAACACAATCCACCGACTACCGGCCGTTCGTTTCGATCAGCAATCTCAAGCAAACGATCAATTATGTCTGCTTCGAAACCCATATCGGTATCAATCCACAGTAGCCATTCAGCATTGCTTTCTTCTAAGAATTGCTTGACAGCAGCATTCCTAGCTTGCGGTAACGAATCGCCACCGTAACACCGAATCGCAATCCAACCACCTTGCGCCATGTGCCCTTCGTTGGAAAGATCATGTCCAACCATGCGCAATATTGACTCGTGAAATGATTCACTGATGTTGTCAGAGTGAATGTAAGCAAGGGCCACGGAATCCTTGATCATTACCTCGCGCGCTTCTCTCCTGGTGCAGCAGTAGTCTGCTCAACACCCTTACTAGGCGGACTGGGAAGATTAGGCTTGTCCTTTGTAGACCCATCAGTCACGGGTGCTTCACCGAGTGGCGGAACAGAAAAGTTCAACCCGTATGCAGGATCATCGCTGAACGTATCCGGATACTGTCGCACCAGCGGGTCGTTAGCCGGCCAATGCGAACCAACCACCACCAATACTGTATGACCTGTTCCGGTCGAATAATGTCCAGTGCTCTTAGCGTAAACGACATCCATCTTTCATCCCTAAAGATTGGTGGCTAAAACATCAATGAATAGAGCAGCAAAAATTAGCGCTGCCACAATTGCGAATACCATTTCCAACAATGCGGTTCGTACCGCAATAGCCACTGCAAGGAAACAGAAAGCAACAAACATTAATGCTTCCAATAAATATGATGGCATAGCCACCACTCCTTTATGGAGGCAGGCTGGTGCACTTCCGTGGCTGTTCAATGCACCAGCCTGCCAGCTCTTATCGTTCCTATTGGAACGCGAAAGAGCACTGTCTTTTGAGGACAATGCTCAATCATGAACTAACAGATTACGAGTTGTTCAGCAAGCGGAATCCCTGGTTGTTGATTGCGCCACCACCGATTCGAGAGTACGCGAACCAGCCGCGCTGTCCAGACGGCCTGTTATTGGCCGTGTGGAACATATGCGGCACAAGCTCAACACTCATACCACCACGTCGAGCAATCAGGTAATTCTGGAAGTCACCAACAATTGCCAGTGACGTACCGGTAGATGCATTCACGTCCGGCATGTAAGCGTCTTCATAGACACTCTTGCCGAACAATTGATCAGCAGCCTCTGCCGGCAGATTCACCGTGTAAGCATGGTAAACATTGGCAGTAGCAAGCTGACGGACAGCGTTGTTGACGCCAACGCTCATCATCCAGTTAGCATTACGACGGTAACGCTGCCCGAGCGACTTCCACAGGTTGTACGGATCATTCGCACCAACAGAACCATTGGTAGTAACGTGAACCTGAACCGTAGTGTCAGCAGCAAGAGCGGTAACAAGTCCCTGCGGTTCACCAGTACCAGAACCACGAGTAAACTTGTCAATCAACAACTCATCGTAACTCGTGTTCAGCAAGCCAGACATTTCCTCGGCGAAACCAGGGTAATCCTGACCAACTTCAATCGAGTAAGGAATAAATCCGCGTGCCGTAAACACGCTCACCGTCGGCTGAGCCAAGGTCGGAGAATCATCCGAAACCTCGGAAGCCTCGGCATCAAAACTCCACGAGACACCAGCCGAACTAACACCTTTCCAGGCGTTAGTATTCACATTCACCTGGCGAGCCAGCGTCAGGAACGGATTAGAAGTTCCCTGTGCCGTAAGGATGATGCTCGGATCGATGAATACCGGAATACCGTAACCACCAGTAGGAGACGCACCTTCCGCCATCGGCGCACGGTAAGATTCCCACGCCCGAATAGCACCACGCTCATCATCAGTCAGCATGATATGACCGTTGGGCGAGGTGACCATCTTCATCCACGCTTCACGATAATTCTCATCTTCAGTGACGATGGTCCGTCGTGCGATATCAGTATTCTGACGAATCAGCTTGTACACCTGATCAAGCTGATCAGTAGTCAAGCTGTATTCTTTGCTACGCCGTTCCATCACGTGAAGCGCAGCATCGCGTGCTTCATGATTGGTCATACGCACAACATTCGAGCTATCCGGATCGATACCCCTACGAATGTTGCTATAGACACGCTCAACAGCCTTCGGCCGCTTGGCGAAAATCGCCGTCACGCGCTCGTGCTCATCCAGCTTCTTAATGCACCAATCGCGCATTTCAGCAGCCAAATCGAAAGCACGCTGCTCATCTTCGTTCAAGTCACGAAGCTCGCCGGTCTCATTCTGGTGCATATCATGAAGATGTGCATCCAGAACTTCGACCAGATTACGGAGTTCCTCCGGGCGCTTACCCTTAAGGTCATCCATAGTCTGAGGCAGCAAAGATTCGCGCTCGCCACATTCTGAACATTTTGCAATGTCCAGCCCATGCTTGCACTTCATCTTAAACCTCTTATCGAATAGTTGTCATACGGAGTTTGCGCATGATCTTTTCTCGTGCCATACGCTTTCGCAACAACACAGGATCGACTTCTTCACTCTTGTTGCCGCCATCCGTACTCCGCGTATCAGATCGCCCGGCGAGTTCGTTTTCGATCACATCTAATCCGAGAAGTCCCCGCACGCTCGCGGTTGTCTTCTCATATGCGGGAAAGACCACTGGTCCAAGTTCCGGAACATCGAGCTTGCTCAATGTCCTTTGTGGAACTTGACCACTAACCTCTACCCACTTTTCTCCGCCCTCTGGTACAGAAAAGCGGAAGCTCATGCCATTAATCGCACCAGCGGAAATTGCATCACGTACCCAGTCTACAAATGGATTGTTGAGAAGCCTGGCCTCTACATACAAACCACGTGCATCTTCCTCGGCCTTAGTGATTGTCCCCAATGGAATAGATCCAATGGTGGCATGTCGACCGTGGTCAAACTGGAATACAGGCGTCTTTTTCCTCAGTGTTTCCTGGAATGCACCAGGCAAGATTTCTTCGTCAAACGTGCCTTCCCACATAGAATCAATTCGAGTCACCGAGTTAAATACAGCAGCATAACCCGAGAATGTACGACCATCACCATGAGTGCTGTCGTCATCATTGATCTCGAATGGAAGTTCTCGTGTAAACACGTCAAGTGTTTTAACATTCATCATTGATCACTTCGCATTCTTACCGCTGCCCACCTTGGGTGGACTCGAACCATTCTTATTAGGAGGATCAGTATTGTCTGGACCATTGTTAT